AGCTGCTGGGAGGCGATCGCGATCGTCGAGGTGCCGTTCGGCCCCGTGTAGGTGTAGGTCGAGGTCCCCGCGACGTTGGTGTAGGCGTTCAGCGAGAACAGCAGCATCGCGGCGTGGGCCACGAATTTGCTGCTCTGGCCGCCTGAGCCTGCAGCGATCAGGCCGCCTTCCCAAACGATACGCGCGACGCTGGCCGCGTCCTGAGCTACCCGAGCTGCTTGTGCCATGTGCGCTGAGCTCCTAGGACAGAATCACGCCGTTAATCGGCTGGACGCTGTATTGCAGGATCGGCACGACCACCACCGTCGCATCGGTCCCGTTGACCAGGTAGACCTGATCGCCTGGGTTGAGCGGCAGGCCGCCGAACCCGATGTTCTGCCCGCCCGGGTAGCCGACCTGGGTCTGGCCCGCGGCGGCCGAGGTGGTCACAAACGTGTTGGTGCCCCACACGAGGCTCGTGTTGGTGCCGCCCAGGGTGTTGACCGCGTAGGGGCCCTGCCAGCCGCCCGCGATGCCACCTTGCGCACCGCCCACGGCGGTCGAGGTACCGGTGCCGCCAATGGTGAACGGGCCGATGGTGTTGGTGCCGAGCGAGACCGCGGTGCCGGTCGTGTTGGTGTTGGTGATGTAAATCAGCGAGAACTGCGCGGCCGGGTTGGTCGCGGTACCGCCGACGGTATAGGTCGAGGTGCCGGCCGTGGTGACCGCGAAGGTCACGCCGTAGAGCTGGCACTGAGTGAAGGCGTAGAACTTGCCCGAGAGGGCGCCCGAGCCTGCGGCGTTGGCCGCCAGCTGCGCGGCGACGCGCGTGACCGTGGTCGGGTTGTCGTAGGCCAGCGATCGGACAGCGTTATTCTGGGACATCGAAATACTCCGGTGCGGGCCCTCGCTTAAAGTTAACCGGCGGTCGGAGCGGCCCCGAAAAGCCGCCGGATGTTAGCAATCAGTCGCTTAGGCGGCGCTGTCCCACTTCACGATGCGGACGTTGATCGGCTGGATGTGCACGATCCCGTAGCCGCCGACGTAGTACCAGGCGATGCCCTTGCTGCGCCCGTAGTCCGAAGGCAGCTTGCCGCGCATCTCCTCAGGCACCGCGACGCCTTCGGCCACGGTGTCGTTGCCGAAGAAAAACAGCCAATCGCTCTGGCCGTTGGTCCACTGGACCATGTCCCCGCCGCTCGCTACCGCGATGCCGGTGGAGCCTATGCCCTTGGCGATGTTGGTCTGCTCGATGTAGCGGACGTTCTCGTAGCGGCCGATCTCACCGTTCATGATCAGGTTAAAGCCGGTGTCGCTGTACTGGTGGATGCCCTCGAGCGCGTTCTTGAAGGTGCGCAGGGTCGTGGGCCACCCGAGCGAGTAGTAGTCGTCGGCAATGTAGGCCGGGATGTTGCGCTCCTTCATCGCATCGACAATCGCCTTGGCGTGCGCGTTTGAGTAGGCGATCGAGTTGGTGCCGGTCACCGTGCCGTTGGTGTAGACCGTCACGGCCGCGGCGCTGGTGCCGCCGACCGGGATGACGCGGATCAGCGTCTGGTTAAACTGGCCCCAGACCATACGGTCGAGCGTCTTGACCGTGTCGTTCTTGAGGCCCTTCTTGATGATGTCCTCGACGGGGTATTTCGACAGGTTGTCGAGGAATCCGGAGTAGGGGATCGAGTTGCCCGCCTCAGTGATCGTCAGGGTGCCCTGCGTGATCGTGAGGTTGGTCTCGGGCATGGTGTTGGTTTCGATCAGCACCTGGCCGACCTGGCTTACGTCGCTTACGACGTCCCAGGTGAAGGTGTTGCCCTTTTTCTTGCCCTGTTGCGCGGCGTCATGGACGTCGGCGAACTGGCGGAACTTGGTGAGCGGCTGCACGTTCATGCGCAGCACGTTGGATAGCTGTCGGCTGTAGAAGTAACCGCCGAGCGTGTTGACGGCCCAGACTTGCCCTGCCATGAGTGACTCCTGCGAGCGAGCCACCCTGGCGGGATGCTCGCGCGGTTAGTAGCGGCGCTGCCTGATCGCCCGTTGCTGACCGCGGCTCTTTGCCAGCTGGTCAATCACCGAGCTCACCGGCTCCTCTTGCTCTTCGCGGGGCTCTGGGCGCTGCCTTCCGGCCGTGCTCAAAGGTTCCGCCAAGGTGCGCTTTCGCTGCTCGCGGGTCGGGAGTCGGTTACCAAGCATCGGTGCGAACTCGGTTCGCATCTGACCGGCGATCTTCTTGTAAGCATCGACGATCTTGAGCGTCGGTTCCGTTCGGCTCAGGGCTTGCAGTCGCATCCTGAAGACGGGGCCTAAGCTCTCGTTGCTCAGCAGGTCCGTTGCTTCCCTCTCGCCAGCGTCAATTGCGCGTTGCGTCGCGATTTGCTCGGAGATCTGTGATCGGACGTCGACCGGAGTCTTGGCCGCCGCCCCATTGCGGATCACAGAAGCCAGCTTTTTAACCGCTTCCTCGTCACCCAAGTTCGCCGAGGTGATGATCTCCTCGAGATCCGCGGGGATCTCGCTGGGCGCCTCGCGGGGAGCGAGTGCCAGCTGCGAGGCCCTTTGTACTGCTTCGCGGGCGTCCTGTAAAGCCCGCTCGGTGTCGGTCACCTTGCCGGCCTGGGCCTTGAGCTGGGGCAGCGTCAGCCATTTGAGCTCGCCCGCGACCACGGTCGCGTAGTGGCGCACCCCGTCGATCACCCGTTCATCGCCCTCGTCGGCCTGGGTCTCGCGGGTAGGGGCAGGTCGGCGCTCCTCGCCGTCCCCTGAGCCCTCAGCGCCTTCCGATTGCAGCCGGCGGGCGTCCTCCTCGTGCTGGGCAGCCTCGGCCCTGGCGGCGTCCTCTTCGGCGTCGCGCAGCGCCTGCTCGGCTTCGGCATCGGCTTCAGCGGCCGCCCGTTCCCGGGCCTCGGGGGACTCATCGAGCTCACCGCCCGCAAAGCGCCCGGCAGGCTTCTCCCCGTCGACGTCGGTCATCTCACGGGCCCGGCGGCCATCGGCCCCCTGGGCGATCTTGTTCATGCGATCGACGCGCGCCTGGTTCTGGCTGGCGTTGATCTCCGCCGGTGTCGGACGGTCATCGGCCGCTGCCTCGCCGCCCCCACCCTCCTCGCCTTCGGGTGCCTGTAGGCGGCCCCGCCTCCCCTTAAGTGGATCCATGTTCGTCGATCTCCTGCTGTAGTAGCTGGGCGGCTGCGCGCCCGTTCTCGATCGCCGCCCCGAGCCAGCCGACAACCAGCTCGGGCAGACGGCCCTTGAATTGTAGCTCCCGCACCCGGGTCGTGTCGGTCGGATCGCAGATCAGCAGCGCCGCTCGGGCCTCCTCCGAGTCGGCCCTGGCGCGCTCAGCGATGTACTTGCCGATCGGGTCCTCCTCGAGGAACCGTTCGACGTCGCGCCCGAGCACGGCCTCCTCGATCCTGGGGTCAGGACCAGGCTCCTCGGCCGGCAGGTCCTCGAGGTATTCGGCGGTCTCGCTCACGCGGCGCCAGGGGCGGCCGGCGGCGGCTTCTGGGCCTGCAGGTGCTCGGCCTGGGCGCCTTGCTGCGCCCCCTGGGTGAGCGCCTGCTCATGGGCCTTGTCCTGCTTTTCCATCTCCATCAGGTGCCCGACCATCAGGTGGCGGCTCTGGTGCTCGTCTTCCTTGCCGGCGAGCAGGAGCTTGGTCTGGTTGCCCTCGCGGGAAGTCACCAGCTTGACCACGTTGCTTTCGTGCCGGTCGTGCTTGGTGATGGTGAGTTCGCGGATCTTGTCGGTCAGGGCCTTGACGGTCTGCAGGAGCTTCTGCTTTTCAGCGTCCTGCTGGGTGCTGAAGCGTTGCCCGTCGCGGTAGCCGGCGAGCGCCAGCAGCTCCTTGCGCACCTCCTCGAGGTCGAGCCCGGGAGGCGCCGCCTTGCAAAGGTTCGCGTAGGTCATGAGCGCCCGATCAAAGCGCTCCTGCTTGGTGTTCGGGTCGGTCGCGCCCATCCCGAGGTTCACGTTCACGCTCATGCGTTTTTCGAGCACCGAGTCGGTCACCTGGTTGACCCCGAATTTCTTCGCGATCTGGGCTTTCTGGCCCGCAATCGCGAGCATCGTCTCATCGTTCTCGTAGTACTGCTCGAGCAGCACCAGCTGGCGAAGCCAGGGCAGGAGGAAGGTCTGCACGTAGGTCATCAGCCGATACTCGGTCATCATCATGGCCGGAGACTGCACGGCGCTCACCGTGCGGTAGCTCTCGCGCGGGTTGCGGGTCTGGGAGAGCTGCATCGGATTGAAGTTGCCGGCGATCGCGTTAAAGTCGGCATCGATCCGGCTTTGCTCCTCGTAGGCGCTCGCCGTCACGTCCTTCCATTCGAGCTCGCGCACGTCCTTGTCGACGTCGTTGACCATCGTGACGCGGCCGGGCACGTTTCGCACCAGCGAGTTCACATCGACGTTGGCCGAGCGCTTGACCAGGTGGGCCTTGTTGAGGGCGAATTTTACGTTGTCCGAGCGCTGGTTCTGCACGTCGTTCGCTTCGCTTTGCAGGTCGCGCGTCATCGTAGGCACGGAGCTCGGGATCGGCTTGTGCGTCTCGATCACGCAGGTCCCGACGACGTAGGGGCGCTCCCCGAACCAGACGCTGTCCCTGAGCGGCTCGGGGTCGGTGAGCATGTACTTGCTCGCCAGCATGTAAAATTCGTAGTCTTCGCTGCGCCAGCGGTGAATGTGCCGGTGCACCCACACGAGGTCGTAGTCCGAGACGATGCGCGGCACGGCTGAGGCGTCCTGGCTTAAGTTGGTGCGCGCCGCTCGCGTACTCTCGTCGGTCACATCGATGCAGGCCTTGAGCGTTTCGTCGTCGAGGTACTTCCACTTGCGGCCCTTGGCATCGTGCCGGCTCATCCGCTCCTTTACCTCGCCTATGTAGACCGGCATGAGCTCGATCAGGTACGGGCTCGTGTTGACCACATCGAACCAGGAGGCGCTCTGGTCAAAGCGGAAGTTCTCGGCCGCCACCAGCTGCATGTCGGGCTGGTCCTTGACGATCTGGTACTTGTGCCCGCTGCCGCGTGAGGTGCGGCACCAGCCGCTTTTGCCGATCACGATCCCCTGCACCATCGCGTCCTGAAAGCCGCCGATCGAGATCTGGAACCAGGGGATCGAGACGGTGAGCCGCTCTTGAATGAGGGCCTGCATCACTTCGGCGCTGACGATCTCCTCCTTCTCGCCCGGGTTGGCTGCGGCGCACTCGATAAGATCAAGATTACTGAACAGCGCGGCACAGAGCGCGGCCTCGTTCTTGGAGATAACAGAGCGCGTGATAGGGCGGAACAGGTTGGATCGCTTCTTAAAAGTCTCAGAATTGTATTTAGAATCGCTGGGGTGCTGGCTGTTGAATGCGCGTAAAGAATCCTCGAGGGGTCGTCTAAAGTTCGAATCCATGTAGTCAGTTGAAACCTGGAATGCCGTCTTGCCCCGCTCGTAGAAGTCTGGGAGCTCGTCCTCTTCGTCCTCGTCTTCTGCCGCCTGGCCACGGTCGTCCTCCTCGTCATCGGGGCCGTCGTCGGCGTAGAGCACCCGCCCTTCGGGCTCGGAGGCCTCGCGGTGCCCGCCCATCGAGTGTTCGGTAAGGCCTGGCGCCCCGTCGGGGACCATGAGCGGGCCGCCGGCCCCTTCGCGTTCATCCCCGTAGGTGGGCAGGGGGGCATCGCCTTCGGGCGGGTCAGGTTCATGGGGCCCGACCGAGTTGATCGAGCCCTTGGGGCCAACGTAGGGGCGGAAGCGCTGCGTAGCCATCAGCCTAGCGCCAGCCCTTAAGCGCCGCACCGCTCCGTAGGGCGGTGAACAGGTCCTGGGGGATGCGCAGGTGGCACCCTGGCTCGAGCCGCCCACGGGGCAGCCCAAAGGCCTCCAGCAGTGCCCCACCGAAGGTCACGGCCGCCTTGATCACCTGTTTGGGGGTGTGCATCTTGCCGCGGGGCAACAGGCTCCCAAAATGTGGCTTGCCGGTGCAGTCCTTGATGGCGCCGGCAATGAGCCCGTGGCGGACGACCAGGTTGTGGTTGCTGAAGGTCACCGACCAGGGGTGGTCGGGGTAGTGGCGCTCGAGGGCGACCCGCACCTGAATGGCGAGGTCGCGGTCGCTTGCCTCATCCGGGTCACCGGGTTCGACCACAAGCTTTAAGCCCGTGGTGTTGAGGTAGCCGCGCGAGCGGTGGACGGCGAGGTTGCTCATGTCAGTCCTGTACGTGATCTTCCTGGCCGTCTTTGATTTGCTGCTCCAGCTCCTTGATGCGGGCTCGGAGCACGACGATTTCTCCAGCTCGCAAGACGCAGGCGCTGAGTGCGGCGTCGCGCTGCATGACCAGCTCGTTGATCCGGCCGTCGATTTCCGCGTCGCTGATTCGGGTCGGTGCGTTCATGCTCAGGTCCAGCAGGGAATGTAGTAGATGGTGCCGTCGAGGTTGATCGGGAGCCAGGTGCCCGGCGCGGTCGTGCCGCTGCCGGGTTTGTTGGTCGCTGAGAACGTCGCAGTCTGCGCCCCAGTGTTGGCCGCCGTGTTGATCCTGATACAAGCGGCGCCAGCCGCCAATCCCGTGATTAGCATGTTAGCGCCGGCCGAGGGTGCGTTGAGCTGCACCTGCCCGGTCGAGGCGATCGTGACGCTGGTGCCCGAGCCGTTGTAGCCCAAGCCCATGTGGCCGTCACCGAAGACCTGCAGGTAATTGTGCGTGTTGGTCTGGTCGCGCACCAGCAGGGCAATGTCGGAATTGTTAGTACCCGCCGCAATGGAGACGCCGAAGGAGCTGCCAGTGCCGGTCCCGGCCTTGATCGACACCGCATAGGTGTTCGAGCTGTTGGCGGCCTGAATCTGCACCACGTTCTGGTTGGCCACGCCTACCACGGCGATCGCGGGCGTGGCCGTGCCCTGATTCGTTATCGACAAGCACCCGTTCGGGTCAACGGTCAATCCGTTGGTGGCAAAGGCAAAACCGCCCACCTGAAACGTGACGTTCCGGAAGTCGATGCCCGTCAGGGCAATCGCCGGGCTTGCGCTGCCGACCTGCCGGGTCCAGGCATAAATCAGCGTGCTATCGGCGCCGAAGGCCCACTTGTGGCCGTAGGCACCGAAGGCGAGCCCGTACTTCCAGGTAGTGCCTGCCCCGTCCTGGTTCGCGATGCGGATCGCATCATCGTCGTAGTCGCCGCGGTTGACGTCGATGCTGGTCTGCACGATCGAGAGGCCGAGCTTCTCGGCCGCGTTCGCGCCTGCGGTAATGATGCAGTCGATCTCGTGCCCGATGCAGCTGACGACGTAGGTCGAGCCGTTCTTGGCCTGGGCATCGGAGTTGCCCCCGAAGATGCTGCCGCCGTAGGTTGAGAACGAGCCGGCCACGCCCCCGAGGTTTGCCAAACAGATTGTGCGCGATTGCACCCCGCAGTAGCCTTTGGTCGGGATCGCGGCGGGCGAGCCCACCACCCCGGTGTAGCCGAAGATCGCGTTGCGGGCACCGGTGTGTCCGGCCTGGGGGGCAATCTCGACGCTGAGCAGGCTCAGCAGCCCGGGGCCGATGGTGGTCGTGTCGACCGTGTCCCCTGAGACGTACAGGTTGAAGGGGCTTAGGTTCCCGTTCGGGGCGGCTGAGGCTTTGCCGCTGATCGACTGGCCGGGCTGGAAGATCCAGCTGTTGGTCGCGTTGTTGGCGCCGGCAAACACGATGTTGGTGTTGTACTGGGCGCTGCCGGTATAAAGGTCGGTGAAATTGCTGCTCGCGTTCTGCGAGAGCGTGTTCATCTTCGCGCCAAAGACGGGCGCCGAGTCGCCCGAGCCTGAGACGCCAGGCACGCCTACGTTAAAGGTCGGCAGTGCCTGCTGGCTCATCCGCCGGTGCCTGGGAGGATCACGCCGCTTTGCCCGCCGTCCAGGGTGTCGAACGGGTCATCGAGCTCGATCGACTGATCATCGAGCGTCCAGGGGTCAAGGCCTCGCTGGTAGATGCCGGTAGTGCCCATGTCGGTCGAGTCAAAGCGCCGGCCGTTGCTGAATTGGTAGATGCCGTGGTCGGGGGCGGAAAACTCGGGGCCCCAGGCCCGCTCGACCATCTCGAGCAGCGAGAATTGGCGGCTCGTGACCTGGCGGCCGAGGGCGGGGTTGAGCGGGGGAAGGGGACCGGCCATTTACCACTCCTGCTCGGCGGCGGCCACGCGTTCGCGCTCGCCCGCCTCGTTGCGCAGGCGCTGCAGCTCCTCAACCAAGCGTAACACGTAAGCGCGCAGCTGCGGCGGTACGCTGAGCACCAGCTGTTCGAGCTCGTAGTCGGAAAGGTCGTTCACACCACGTCGGGTTCGAGGCTTTGCTGGCTCACGTCATCGGGCGTTGTAGGCTCGGCATCGTATATCCGGGCCAGGGCGTCGATCAAATCGACCCGGCCGCCAAAGGGGAACATCGACAGCTGCACCCGCAGGCGCTCGGTCACGTCGTAGATCAGCTTGTTCTCATCGAGCCGGCGGATGGGCTGGGCCACCCGGTACTCGTAGCCGGCGCCGATCATGCTCCGCTGCAGCTTGGTGTAGCCGCCCGTAAAGCCGCCCTGGCCGTCGTCAGTGCGCTCGGGCTCGGTCGGGTAGGGCAGGTAGAGCCGCCCGCCCTTGACGTCCGGCACCAGGCGCTGGATGCGGTCGGTCTTGGAGCCCTCAGAGTCCCGGGGCCAGCTGAGTTCTATGATCTCGAAGTCGCACCCTTCAATCCGCTGCTGGGCGTGGAAGTAGTCGAGGTCGGCCTGGGCGCCGTAGGCCTCGTAGCCTGCGACCAGGTTCACGACCCCGGGGGCGTTGCTCCAGCGCTCCTGCAGGTCGCGAAACCACTTCCAGCGCTCCATCAGGTCCATCTTGTGATCGACGCCGTCGAGCAGGTACTTGTTTCCGGCAGCGTCAATGCCCACGACGACCATCGCGGTGTTGGCGCTGTTTTTCTTCATCGAGCGAGCAGGGTCACACAGCAGGTAGGCCATGAGGGTGCGAGGCCGCGCCTCGTAGACCTTGAGCTGGCGGATGTCGAACATGCGCTGGCTGCCCTCGAGCGGGTTGCACAGCATCTGGGAGGCGAGCACGGAGTCGAGCGCGGTGCGCTTGCGCTTGCACCACTCCCGCCAGGTAAAGAGCACCGGCCAGCCGTTGCGGGTGCCGTCATCCGTGGCCGGGTGGATCCTTGGGATCGCCGCATGCCGGTCAATGATCAGCTGGTAAGTGTCGGCGTAGTGGTAGCGCGTGCCGATGGTCCAGGTGCGCCCGCCTTCAGTGGTGAGGTTCCCGGCCATGCTCCAGGCCTCTGAAGTTTTGAGGATCTGGTCCGGAGTCGTGACGCTCGCAGGCACCACCACGTCATCGAAGACCATGAGTTTGAAGTGCGCCGAGACGGGCGAGCCGTCGACCAGCCCCCAGGCCTCGAGCGTGCCTTCCTTCGGGTTGCCGGTGCGCTTGACAATCAGCCCCTTCTGGACGCTCCAGCGCGGAGATTCCTTAGCAGGGTCAGTGTAGAAGATCTCGGGGAACAGCCAGTGCAGGCGGGTGTTGCGTTCGAGCTCGAGCTTGATCTGGGCGACAAACTTCTCGGCGATACCCTTGGTGTGGCTGAAGATCCCGATCGTGATGTCAGGGTCGCGCAAGATCTCCTGGATGCAGCCGGCGAAAGTGATGATCGTTGATTTGTAGTGCTCGCGGGCCCAGATGTCGATGTAGCCGTCGGGAGCGTTCTCCACCTCCCGGCAGCGCGCGTAGATCCAGTCGTGCAGGCAATCGGTACGCCCGAGGATACGAACCAGCAGGTAGTAGCGGTCAGCCCGCGCGAGCGCCCGCAGCGTCTGGCGTAGCTTCGCCTTCGGGCCCTTCTCCATCCTCACCCACTCTTCCACCAGGTCGGGCAGCGGCAGCGCGCTCGACAGCGCTGGCCTCCAGCCGGCGGAAGTAGGGGCCGAGGAGCTCGGCTGAAGGGCGTGGGTCAATGATCTCAAGAGGCTGACCCGGAGGCGTCGACAGTTCGGTCGAGTGTCGATCCTTCCACAGTTCGCGACAGCGGTTCTTCAGCCAGAAGATCTGCGCCGTCACATCCGGCGGCACGTGCTCGACGATGTCGGCGCGCGTCACATCCCCCTCGTAGCAGAAAAGCTTCTCGGATGGGAAGCTGTAGCCGACCGCGCGGTTGTAGAGCGAACGGATCACACGCTCGTCGGGTGGGCCTTTGCCTTCCTTTATGGACAGGCAAAATTTTGGATGTTCGAGTTTCCATCGGTTGAGCGTTTTTTCGTCAATATCGAGAAACTCAGCGATCTCCCGGTCAGTCGCCCCGAGGGCGGCCAGCATCTTAGCCTTCTGCGCGTGATTGGCCCGGTACTTCGTGGGCCGGCCAGCGCCTGGTTTAACCTCGAGTCCGTTTGACGGCGGCATTGCCGGCTCAGACCGCGCGGCCTTCATCCCCGGTCGCTTCGAGGACCGCGTTCGAGGCGTGCGCGAAGGCGCGCTTCTTTTTGGAGGTCGTCGCTTTTTTGGTGTGGCGCTTGGCATCACTCGGTTTCCAGGGCATCGTCTTCTCCCGCGTCGTCGACCAGATTCGTCGGATCATTGAAATGCGGCGGCGGCGGGTCCTCATCGTTGTCTCCGCCCGGGTCGAGATCGATGTCAGG